AAACTGGGATTCTTGACTGTGGCAATCAAGAACAAGAACATATGATTCTTGATGTCCACTTCACGTACCTTCAAATCCTTATTTTTCTTATTAGCAGTTTCTGCAAGCTTACTTGTGATTTGTTTGACAATATAATCAACATGTGTACCCGCGTCCCTAGTTGGAATACCATTGACAAAAGATACATGTCTGAATCCATCAACATTAGTTGTGTTTTGACAAACAATGTATTTCCAATCATACTTAGTTTTATTTTTATTTACTACAATGCTTTGTTCTTCTGCAACACGAACTGTGTCTTTGCCAACATACAATGAAACATAATCATTTAGATTTTTAATGCCAATTTTGTTACCATTCCAATAAACATTAACACGTGGATCTGTCAAAATACAGGTGTCATATACATCTTTCATCATCATTGCAATTAGATCAGGATCAAGACATTTAACCTTGAATCTTTCTAAGTCAGGAATAAATGTTACTCGTGTATACGGATTTCCAGTATAATCTCTAATTTTATACGGATGAATTTTTGTTAAGTTGTTTTCATAAACTTGAATAAATTTCTTTTTGCGTTCAGAGTCCACTGTTTCGATTTTGAAATATTTACTGAAAACTACAGTGGCTTTTGCGCCAATACCGTGTGTACCCGAAACAGTTCTATCTTGTGTGTCATCATAATTACTTGAACTAGCAAAGTGCGAGAACAACATTTCTGGAATATAAACCTTATGTTCTTCATGAATTGCAATAGGAATACCTTCACCATTATTGTAAATTTCGATTGTATTTGATTCTTCGTTTATACTAATTTTAATTTGTGTTAATGTTTCAGTTCGCTTTGACTGATCAACGGCATTCATCAAAATTTCACGGAAAATTTGTAAAAGTCCGTGACTATAAACCATTTGTTCATCATAATCCATTTTTTCTGTTTCTGGATTCCATCTCCAATTACTTTTAATATCGGGATCCATACTTCCAATAAACATAGCTGGTTTATCAAGAACCAATTCGATTGGAGATTTCTTTTGATATTTTTTCGAAAGTTCTGAAATGTTCATTGTGCGTGTATGAATATGTATAGATTATTATTGATATCTTTAAGACTTATAAATCAATTTTCATATCTTTTTTTATCTGTATACAATATATAATAATAATGTTCACCGATTGGTTGGGACTTACTAATGATAAAGCTACTGCAATGTATATTGATATTGGACTTTTGTTTTTAGTTGTTGCAGTATTAGCAGCTTTGTGGTGTTGGGAGTCATTTGAAGGACTTTCTGCCACTAATGCTGACTATACTGATCTTGATTGTGACATTAGAATTGGTTGCAATGGTCGTGACTTAACTCAACGAAGTGTAACCAACATTCTTCTTGACAGATCCCAACAAATTGAGGCTGATCGTGACCGTGCTGCTTACCAAGCAATGATGAACAAAGGAAACAAAGAAGGATTTGATTTGAGTTTGTATCAACCTGGTGTTGATCGTCCTTACATTGCTGCTCTTCAAGTTGATCGTAAACTTCGTAGTGAAGACCTTATTGAAGGTTTGACTGGTCGTGCTCATTCTGATTATGTTTTCCAACAATTCGGAAATGATGGAACTGTAATTAATCCTGCTGTAAATCCACTTTACAGACCTGCTCGTCATATTACTGGAGTACCTCCTGTTTAAATAAATTTTAATTAGTTGATTTATTAAGATTCTTATTTTTTTATCTTTGTACAATATATATTAAGCACTATGGTTGCAACATTAGGAAATATTATGACGGGTGGTGCAATGGCTGATCATCCTTGGTCTGTAGCATTTATGATTGGAGCAGCTATTATTCTTGTTCTTGTTCTTGGATATGGATGTTGGGGATGGGGTGAAGGATTTTACCCAACTCCCGATATTTGGAATCGTTTGACTGGTGCAGGAACTCCACTTGATTTCGATATCATTCGTCCTGAAGGATTCCGTGAAGGATATAATCCTGGATCTGCTGTTGCAGCAAACAAATGTGGATCAAAAAGAACTAACGGACCTTTAGCTGCTAACGCTTGTCAACGTAATGGTGCACCTATTGGTGATAATCGTGTTGTTCGTCTTATCTCCAACACTCCTAGTGGTTGTGATTGTTCATGCATGTGTCCTTCTGAACCTGGAGATGTTCTTGGTGTTATTAAGAGTATCAGTCCTAATCAACTTAACCAACCTATTGGTGCTGCAAGTGCAGTTGATGATGCTGAAATTGCTGCTACTCAAGCTGCTAATGCTGCAGCTGAGGCTGCTGGAGCTGTTGGTGAAGCTGAAGTTGTTGGTGCAGCAAATGGAAATGCAAAGAAGAATGCTGCAATGGCTGCAAACATGGCTAACAAAGCTTTGAATGCTGCTAACAAGGCTAAGGTAGCTGCTAGCAATGGAAAGATTATGGAAGCTGAAAAAGCTGCTAAAGAAGCTGAATCTGCTGCTCATGCGGCTAACAAGGCTAAGGCTGCTGCTAACATGGCTTTAGGTGGTGGAGCTGCTGTTAGTGAAATGAATGTTTTGAGCAATGTTATGAAGGGAACTCCTTTCGGACCTGGAAATGCTAAAGCTGCTAACGATAAGAAGGGTAATGTTGGTAAGGGTGCTGTTGTTATGAATGGCAACAAGATTGAACCCTATGGTGGAAAGGGTAAGGCTAAGGGTGTTTCATTATACTAAAAAAATAATTAAACAAATGTTTATTTTTTTTCATTTAACATGTTTTCCATTTTTTGTTCATTAGCTTCTAAACGTTCCATATATTCCTGGAGTTTTGCTAAGACTTGTGTTTGTTGTTTGATGAGATCATTAAAGTCATTTATTTTGGGTTGTTTTTCTTTAGTCTTATTTTGTTCCTTGGGTTTTTTGACAGTGGTTTCTTTAGTAATGGGTTCCTTTTGTTCCTTGGGTTTTTTGACAGTGGTTTCTTTAGGTTCCTTAGTTTTTTTAACAACAGGGTCCTTCGCCTTTTGTCGCTTTGGTTTTTCTACAGACGACATTTATACTATTCTTTACCATTGTCTTTAAACTGTTTAAAAAAATATCATCCATAATATATAGATGGCAGAATATCATTTGTTAGATCCTCCCACTGATGAAGGAGGTATGTTAAAATACAACAAAAATCAAGTATTGAACTACTTTTCTAAAGACATTCTTCCATTAATTATCAGTTTTGCTGTTAATGAAATTAATCACACTGGAAAAGCTATCACAGTTTTTGATATTGTCAATCCTATTACAGGAAAGAATTTCAAGATTGATGAAGTACAAAAAATTGCAGATAAGGTATATGGAGAACTTCGTAAAGAACTCGATTCATTTGTTCAAACTCCGAAAGCACAAATGAATGAAGCAGAAACCTTAGCTGATATTATGCCTATGTATAATGTTCTTCCTAGTGGATCTAAGGCTACAAAGAAAAAAATTGCTGAGAGCGATAGAAATAGAGCTAAATTCCAAGCTGTGGTTAGACAATTTTTGAGATCTCAAAAGCCCAGTATGCAACTTGTTATGTTGAACAAAATTCAGAAACACACACCTTTTATGCTAATGAATCCAGATCGTAAATTCGATAGAGGATTTAGTTATGGGTATGCTGATCTTCTTCGATTCCTTTGTGATCCAGTAAAAAGTGGTGAAGTCTACAAATTTATCAAGGCAGATCCAATCGGAAAGAGAAGCGATGGCACCTTTGTTAACAACCCCTTTTACAATCCTATTAGATATGATGTTCCTGATGAGCGTGGAAACTACCTTTTAGAGCAGTTGTATCAAGGATCTCGTGAATACTACAAAAAGAAGTTTGCTGAACTAGAGTTCTTGAAGAAGGAACTTGTTGACAAAAAGCTTAGTCAAGAGAAAAAGAAGGAAAAACTCCATTCTATGATGGTTATTTTGAAGGAAATTCAAGACAAGCGATTTGATCCTATTCATCTAAGTAAGACTATCAAGGGTCAAGAGCGACCTATGGAGACCTATAGAAAAGACCACTTCTTTGAGCTCCTTCGTCAAATTACTACTAGGAAGAAGATGGCTCCTGCTAGTTATGGGAAATCGGCTCCTCATACTACTGGAGTAGCTATCAGTGGACCTGGAATAAAGAAAGTCAGTAAAGTAGCAAGTCACCCCAAGAAGAGTAGGAGTAAGAAGAGAAAACCCAGAAAGAGCCATGCCTCAAGTGGAAGTGAGAGTGATTAAAAAAATTGATATCATATATATTTTTTTGATATCACAATATGGACTTACCTAACGAGATCTGGTACAAGACATTCTCCTTTTTGCCTCAACGCAGTCAAGCTATTTTCAGTAATATCTGGAATTTACACAATTTTAGTGTAGAAGAAATAGAGTTATTAAGGATTTCTAATAATTTGTGGTTTGATACTGCCAGAAAAGGATATATCAAATTAATGAAATTCTTGATTAAAGAAGGCACTGATATTCATATCAAGAACAAGAATGGTCATACAGCTCTACACGTATCAAGTTGGTATGGTCATAAAGACTGTGCTGAGTTGTTGATTAAAGCTGGTGCTGTTGTAAATATTCAAACAAATTCCGGTTTTACACCTCTACATAATGCAAGTATGCGTGGTCATAAAGACTGTGTTGATCTCTTGATTAAAGCTGGTGTTGGTGTGAATATTCAAGACGAGGGTGGTCGTACAGCTCTAAATGAAGCACGTATGTATGGACATAAAGAAATTGTAGAACTCTTAATTGAAGCTGGTGGCTTTATGATGAATATTCCAAACAATTATGGTTAGATCGTTCTACACGATACAAATATGTATTATCATAAAGACTGTATCGGATTCTTACTTGTCCACTAGTAATTATTAGGTCTATACTCTGTAAATAACCGAAAAAATTGATATCATATATATTTTTTTGATATACACGTAAAAATGGCTACTAAAACCGATTATGAGATTGGCGCTTTATTGAGAGATCTTGAAATGACTGGATTGACTTATCGCGAGACTAGTCAATTTGGCTTAAATGACCTCAAGAAACTGTTGAGAATGAAGACTTCTGGATGCTCGTTGATCCTCTTTAAGGGAATCAATACTTCTAGAGTAGAGAAGCTGATTGAGCTCAACAATGATGGATATACTTGGGGAGCCCTCAAGCTTGTTTTTGAAGAGTATCAAAGACGTGGTATTTCAGCCAATTTCATCGATGATCTTTGGATGTTAAAACAAAAGACTCCTGCTGCCTACAAAATGAGCAAAGATGGGTATAACAGAAAGGCTCTTCCAGCTGCTCCACAACCAATTTCATCATTATCTCCTCCTCCACCACCCCCACCACCTATTCCACAAGAACCAAGTACAATGACAACTGAAGAAAGATCAGAAATCATTAAAAATGCAGGGTTCTGTGCCTTTTGTCAAGGTGAATTCGAGGACCAAGAAATAGTAATTACAAATTGTAAACATGTCTTTTGTGAAGAATGCTTCAATGATGAAGATAACACAACATACAAAACTGAATGTGCTATTTGCAGAAAGTTCCCTATCGAACTAATTTAAACTTCTTTTTTTTTAATAAGTTTGAAAATTGATTCCTTTTTAAAGACTTAGTTGACACAATATATAAATGGAATCTGTTCTCAACGAAAATCGTAGAATTAGACAACTTATAAACGATTGTTTATCGGAATTATATCAACTTTTGGACGAAATTTATGAATTAGCAGTACAAGCATTTGGTCCAAAAGAATATATGGAATATTTAATTGAGTATTCAAAAACACAAGCTCCACAAAGAACAGCAGAATGGTACAAAAAACGTGGAGCGTGTATTACTGCTAGTGATATTTCTGCTGTTCTTGGTACAGATAAATATAAGACTGCAAGAAAAGTAGTGGTTCAAAAATGTAGTGAACCAGCATCATTTAGTAATAAGTATACGCGATGGGGAAATCAATATGAACCAATTGCAGCTCAATTATATGAAAAAATCAATAATGTAAAAGTTTATGATGCACCATTATTAATTCATCCAGTATATTCATTTATTGGTGCCAGTTGTGATGGTTTTGTTATTGATGAAGTAAATAATGATGCATGGTTAATTGAAATTAAGAGTCCTTACAATAGAATACCAGATGGAACAGTTCCTGCTTGTTATAAAGGACAAACGCGTACACAAATGGCAGTAACAAAAGTTAATAGATGCGATTTCTTTGATTGCAAATTTGGAGAGTATGTTTCATGGGAATCATTTATTGAAGACACCGAAACAGAACATAAAGGTGTGATGTTTGAATACAATGACGAACAAGAAATTGATGAAAATGGTAATGCAAAAATATGCTATTTGTATCCTGATTTAAATTTATCATTTGAAGAACAAAAAAGTTGGGCACGAGCCAAATTAAAAGAAATACGATCAAATGAACCTGATAGGTATATTGGATCAAGATATATTTACTGGAAAATTGTGAAGTTTTGTCAAGTAACTGAACAAAGAGATCGCGAATGGTTTAAGGGAAATCTACCACGTCTTAAAGCAGTATGGGATTTAATTGTTAAATATAGAAAACTTGGTGCAGATAAAATTCCAAAAAAAGTATAATGAAACAGAATTATCTTATTATTTTAGATATCGATGACACTTTAATAACTCATAAAATAATCCCGTCTTATAGACAAACAAATTCTGATTTTATTTTAAAAGATTTGAATTCCATTGGTATAGAAGGATTCAATTATATGAAAATACATGTTTGGAAAAGACCTTATTTAGACGAGTTTATGTCTTTTCTTGTTGATAATTTTTATGTCGCTGTTTGGACAGCAGCGAAGATTGAATGGTTAGACTATATATTAAAGACTGCATTAGTTTCTTACGCGGATAAGTTTATTTTTACATGGTCTCGAAATCAATTAGACCAATTTAATAATAAATCACTGACTAGAGTTTGGGAAAGATTCCCAATGTTCAATAAAAAGAATACTATGATTATTGATGATCTTAAGTATGTTACTGGTGACGATATACAAGAATATTATTGTCATTTAACAATAAGACCATTTAATGATAGTACAGACATTGATCTAATTAGAATAATAACAGGTTTGAAAATATTATTGCAAAAAAGAAATAAAATCAATACAAGAGTTTTAATTGAAGCTTATGAAAAGGTTATTAAAGCAAAAAAATGAAAGTTAATAATAAGAATGGATATAGATCGCGAAACAGAAGATGCAATTCTTAGAATGGTATTAGAAGAATCCTTTATTAATGATATTCCACTTGGTTTTTGTAGTGCTGATGGAAAAGGTGTGCTTTGTGATGAATATGCCACAAAAACCTTAGATTGCAAACATAATGTATGTGATTATCATAGTTATATGTGTTTAAATTGTCTTCATGTCAGAAACAAAGCTGTTAGAAAAATTCATAAGGCTTTTAAATTGTACATCTTAAAAAAGAGGCTTCATGAAATTGGCACTAGACGTGATAGATCGGCAACAAAAATTATTGGCTTTTTCAAGATAATTAAAGCAAAAAAGAAATTAAAAAAATTAAAGATGAATAAAGTGCGTGAAAATTTCTTAGCTAGATTTGAAAAAAACTGAAATAATCTTATTTTTTTGTTACAGACAAGATGAACTTACCAAATGAATTATGGTATCAAATTTACAATTATTTAAGTCCTCGGAGTATTTCTAAAATAAGTTGTATCCACAATTTATACCAATTATCACCAGAAGAAATTAGAATTCTGGATCAATACGAAGATTTCTCTTGGTTTTTCGCCACAAGAAGTGGGTACACAAAAGTATTGGAAATCTGGATCAATAGAGGTGTAGATGTCAATAAACAAAATCATGTAAAATCCACTGCTTTAATATCATCAAGTTGTGGTGGATTAATTGATTGTGTTGAATTTTTGATTAAATCTGGTGCTAATGTCAATCATCAAAATTCGTATGGTTATACAGCGTTGCATTGGGCTTGTGACAAAGGGCATATACAAATAATTAAATTATTACTTAATGCCGGTGCTGACGCGAATATTAAAAATAAATATGGTGACATTCCTCGTCATTGGGCAATAAGATATAATAGAAAAAATAAAAATGATGTTCTTGAAATATTAGATAACCATTCTGTAGTAAAAGCTGATTCCTGAACTTTCAGTTAATCTTTCTATTTTCATTACTTCACCTGGACGTGCACCGAAGTATCTTGCAACAGGATCATTATGTTTGATTTTTGGTAACTGTGTTTTTGTCAAGTTAACTTCAACAAGATATGCGTCGACATCAGTCTGTGACATCAATCTATGCTTAGGAACTAAATCACTTTCAGTAATATTATATTGGAGGACTTCCGCATTCCAGAGTTCACCATAAACATATACTTTTTGTTCTTCATTAATCTTAATTTGTTTATGAATGTGATTTTGTTCAGTCTTCATTTTTTCTAATATACTATTTGGTTTTCCTGTTAAAACTATCAATAAATGTGTGTTAATTTTGCGTTCCTTAGCTTGTTTTACTGCATATTCATACCATTTAAGAATGTCATCCTTTTTAAATTTATCTAATACAACAAATGCTACAATTACTTGTTTATCACCATTACTGTTAATTAGTTCTAAGAATGTGTTTTCCAATTTCATTTTTCCCTTTAAATCTTTGAAATCTGTTTCGAACATTGTAATAAGCTTTTGATTGTTGTCGAATCCACGATCCATCAACATTTTTGCCAGTGTTTTTCTGGCGCGAAAAAGAAACAGATGTCCTTCTGGATCGTTCATCCTTTCTTGTAATAAATAAAAAAGACTTTAAATAATTTCAATTTTGGTAATTTATATATTCTTCAGGTGTCCCAGTAAAATCACCATTATTAATATATATTTTTTTATTAATCATTTTAATTTCGTATTCTTCACCAACAGCAAGAGGATGGTTGTCATTAGTGTCTCCTGACCAAAAAGAAAATGGTGTTTCTAATTCCATCAATTTAGCCAACAAACAACCGGCATTACAGAATTCGTTTTCGTTAAGAAAGTTTGCGATGTCGAGTCCTGTTAATTTAGAACGATGAAGATGATATACGAATTTAATACCATTACCAAAAAATACTGATATATTGTTGTGATTCCCCATATTTACTTTATAAAATGAAAGGACTTTAAAATAATTTTGAAGCTACACTTGATAATCCTGACGTAGAAGCTGTTGCTTCCCTTGGTTGAAATTCTCTTCTATGTACATCAAGGTATGTTATATTAATTCTTTTTCTTTGTTTCTTTTCCCTATTTGCCATTCTTTCCAGTCGCAATTCTTTTAACTTGGTTTTGTCAGTAAAAGGGAAGACCTTGACTTGCCTTACAACTCTAGCAGGATTACAAATCATAATTTCGGGTCCCATGAAACCAGAAGTATTGTGAGATCTCATTGTTAAATGAATCCATCCATCAACTGATGGGCGATCACCAGATCTTCTTGTTAAATTACATAAAGCATTGGCTACTATTACATCTTCAATCGGTTCCGAAGTTCTATAAACATATTCTTCTTTTTCATCCTTTTTTAGTTCTTATTTGAAAAGTTTCATCAAGTGCTGCTCTTTCATTGCTGTTTATTTGTGATTTAAGCCATCTAATATTATTTGGAGTATCCATCGCGAAAAAGAATCCTACTTTCTTTAATTGATACTCAGTTACTGGACCATAAAGCGATGCAGTTGGATAATTACCAAACCACGTAATAGGTCTATCAAATGATTTTTTCGGATCGAAATTATCAAAGTCATCAATGTCGCCTCTATAAAGGGGAGTACTTACAGTAAGCATATAAATATCTATTTTTGTGTCACCCACTTCAAACGAATCTCTAACAATAGCATTAACCCAATCAAAAATTTTCAAAGGTGTTGGTAGTTGTGGAGCAGCAGGTCCTTTTCCTTTATCCGCCATTTAATTAATAATTGAAAAAAATTGAAAAAATACATGTTACAAACTTTATCACAAAGTCATGAACATTTTTGAAATCTTTGGTATTGCATTCTTTGCCACAATTAGTGTTTATATTGCTGCATTGGTTTGTGCATTTACAACATCAATCTGTTTTGGATTGATGTATGGCGACAAGCCAAGTAGACATAGAAGATTGAATCCAATGACAATTACTGGAAATATCAAATTGGGGGATGACGACATTAAATTCGAGGAGATTTTCAGAGATTATATTGAAGCTCTTAAGCTTAATGCTGAAGCAATGAAAGCTCGAAATGAAGTAATTGTTGAATAAACCAAGTAATTTTCTTTTTTTGATAATAGTGAAATAAAAAAATATTTTTTTATTATTCGATTTATTCAGTTGTATACTTTTCTGGGAATAATCTCATTGTCAGACCCATACTAAGAATTTCCTGTACCAACAATTTAGCTGCATACGGGATTTTTACTTTACTAATTCTTGAAACTCTTTGTTCCTTTTTGCATGTGATACATCTGAATAAGTTGTCTGATGGATTGCCGATTGCAATATAGCCACAAACATCACAGACAAACATTTCGTACTTATCACTTGCTTCATAAAATCGCTCTTTGAGGAATTGCGAGGCGCCATGTGCAATCATTGCATCGCGCTCCATTTCCAACCAGTAACCAGTCAACTAATTCTCCACAAATTTTTATTTGGGTTTTATTTTATGTTGACCCCACAACTTCGCAATGTATACCTATCCAATATTGGATAATGTGGAGTATACAAGACTCGGTTGTAGTACCTTCTCAGGTAGGAATAGACTATACCTTAAGCTATCATTAGGAATTGTCAGTTCCTTCAAGCCCATTCTCATCTAGTCGTTGAACCTTCCCCATGCTCTGACACGGATTTTTAAATCCACGAGTTTAGGGGCTTGGCTGCGGATTGACCCTATTTCTTAGCTTTTTACCACAGGACATTCAGTCCGAGACCGAAAGCCTGGTGACTTTCGCCACTACCTCATGCAGTTAACATGAGCCATTAACTTCTTTCGAAATTAATTTGGTACTAAGAACTTCTGTTTGCATATTTATTAGTGTTTCCTGGAGATACCCATTCCAGGTTTTCCACTCTATTATCATTTCTATTTCTGTTTTTATGAACTACATGTGTTTTTTTCTTATCTTTAGGTGGAATAAATGTCGCTGCTATAATTCTATGTACTTTGAAATTTTGTTTCAAAGTACCAGGTTTACATAGTGTGACTTCAGAATATCCTGATTCTTTAAGTGTTGGTCTTAATAAATATGTATTTTTTTTACGAACACTAACAATTTTTCCATCAGGAAAAGCTATATAATGAGAATATCCTTGAATAGGTTTACCTTTTGAAAGATCTATATTGATAGGTTTGTTTTCTTCATTAACATAAGCCCATTTATATCCACCTGCTGTAAGCTGTTCTCCTGTACATACTTTTTTAATTGTAGATCTATCAACACCTGTATTTTTTGTTTTTGCAGTCAGAGATATTGTATTTTGCATAGCTTGTGTTACAGAATTATGAATTTGAATAACATTACCTTTCAAATCCATTTGTATAACTTGTCTAGCATGACTAGTAACTTTTCCATGGCGTTCACAATTCTCTTTTTGTGTTACCCATTCCAAGTTTTCAACTCTATTATCTTTCTTGTTTTCATTAATATGATTAACATATGGTTTATTTTCTGGATTTTTAATATATTTAAGTGCTACTAATCTATGAACTTGATATGATTTAGTTTTATCACCAGTCTTAATTGCAATTGATTTGTATCCATTTAACAATATTTGTGTTAACAGTCTATTGGATTTATAACTATAAATCGTACCATCTTTTCTAACTTCATAATATTTAGGGTTGGGTATCTCTTTTGACTTCATCATCTCTCTTTCCATTATAGTTAATATAATGAAGTCTTTAAATCAATTTTTATGCAAACATCAGGTTGTCCCCGCAATTTGGGAATGTTGCCTACCACACGTAGACTAGCCAGACTTTTGATCTGACTGTGGCGAAATGTTCACCAAAACGCAATCCTCCTTCTCGAGCTCTTCCTTCTAATGGTTGTCTTGTTAACATCTGTACAGCTCCACTTGCACGAGCATGCATTTTGTCATCAACCATATGCTTCAATCGCTGGTAATAAGTAGGACCTATAAAGATCTTTGCTTTCATCTTTTCACCAGTGAAGCCATTATACATTTCTTCATAACCGAATTCATCAAATCCAGTTTCTTTTAATTCAGCAATAACATCATTAACATCAATACCAGTAAATCCAGTTGCATCAGCAATTTTACCATTAATAGCACAAGACTTACCAGTAACCGTTTCCATAATTTGTGAAAGTGTCATACGAGACGGAATAGCTTGTGGATTCATAATCAAATCAGGAGTAATGCCAGATTCAGTAAAAGGCATATCCCATTGACCATAAAGCATTCCACAAACACCTTTCTGTCCACTACGAGAACTATTTCCACTCCATACTGGTTTTCCACTACGTCTTACTAGCAATACATGATTAGGCACTTCAAGACAATATACTTTTCCATTATATTCAATTACAGAATCATCTTGTGTTTCGCATGGATCATTAGCCCATACATTTTTCTTTTTATAGACATTATAACCATCTGTTGAAAATCCAGCATGGATAGAAAGTCTTTGAAATTCATCATATGTAATGAAGTATTCACTATACCATTTTCCATGTGGTGCAATATAATTCAACAATAACTTTGCTTGATTTTCCGACAAATCAAATACATAGTCAGGAAGTCTTGTTAATTTTGTGAGATATTCAACAATTTCATTTCCTTTCCATACACATGTTTTTGAATTAAACCATTTTCCAAGTATTTCGAGCCATAAATCATCTTCAATTTCGAAATCATTTAGATGCATTTTTTCACTGAAATTATTTGTAACCGACTTTTTATACATAACATGTTGACCTCTTAATGTTTGTGCTTCTCTTAATTCAAATCCCTTATTATTTTCATTAATATACATTTTATGATTTGGCGTTACTAATAGATCAATTTGTTGATTTTTAATATTGTACATAAGACCATTATGATCGTATTCATATTGATTGATCGGATTCTGATATTCTAAGTATTGTCCATCCTTGAGTGTAGCAATTTTATCATCCATTGTTACTTCCTTGAAGAATTTCCATCCATCACGAGTCAAAACTTCAGTTTCTGAATCAAAACAATGTTTGTCGCCAATTTGTGGAACCTTCAAGATTCTCACCTTCACTTTATAAACTTCGTATCCATCATCATTAGTATCAGTAATAACTTGATCCACTATTCCATATTCTTCTTTCAATGGAATACTAATGTCTCGCTGATCAATCTGTCCAGTTCTTTCACTTCGATCTAACGCAGTAACTTTGCCAATTAAGATATCATCTTTTTCAACAAATGTTCCTGGCGGCACAATACCGAATTGATTCAGCTTTTCATAATTAGCATGTTTCTTAATACCAGTTGTTCTTGATGGATCAGGTTTCACAAACTTTTCTTCATTTTTAGCTTCTTCTTTGTAACTCTTGTATGTTGTACTGACAAAGAGTCCACGTTGAACAGAACTCTTATTCAGAATAATACTATCTTCTTGATTATAACCGGTATACATAGCGATTGCGACAATAGCATTAATTCCCGCAGGAAGCTTGTCATAATTAACAATATCAGTGAAGTAAGTTCCAACTAACGGTCGTTCAGGATAATGCATAACATGTGCTGCCGTATCCATTCTAATTGGGAAACTTGTTGAATAAATGTCCAAACTCTGTTTTGCCATACTACCTTCGAATAGATTTCTTGGTGCTTGATTGTGTTCTGGATAAGGAATAAGTCCAATTACAAGTCCCAACATCAACATAGGATGAATTTCACAATGACTATATTGTTTCAATTTTGGATCACCTTGTGTTAAAGTGCTGGGAAATTGTGCAGTTACAACATTATATTCGGATTCATGTGTATCGATATATTCAATAACTTTGCTCGTAATTAAGTTATCCCATATCCATTTTTTGTTTGGATCCATATCAGTTAATTTCTTAATAATATCTTTGTTCATACGCAACTTATTTCCAGAATCAACAATATACAAAGGACGCAAACATCTTCCACTATCCGTGTTAAGTCTAATTTCATTCATATCGAAATCCCAAACAATTCCAGTGAAAGCATCAATTTGGAGATTTCGTCTTTTTTCACGCAAATATTCAATTACCATTGGTGGATTGTTTGTACTAGCCCACCAATCACCATTAATCATAATTGGTGTTAATTTCCACGCTTCTTTGATCGGAAGATCTTCGAGTCGTGTAATAACATCGGGCTTATTTTCATTTCTCTGTTCGCGATTTAGAAACATCATTACTTCATGCAAAATCTTTGGATTAGTTGAAATACTAATTGAACACGTTGACGCTAAATGCTTTACCACACCAGTTTGTGCACCATCAGGTGTTTCAAGTGGTGCGATATAACCATATTGTGATGCATGCAAACGTCTAATTTCTGCATTTTTCAATTGCGCACTTCCACCAGTACTTGGTGTAAAAATACGACGCAAATTACTGAGAGTATCCATTCTGGACTTACGTTGCAATACTTGCGCAACACCAACTCGTGCATTGAGTTTGTTGGCACCCGTTTTCCAAATACCAGTCAATAAACTACTCTTAAATGGACTGACCAATAAGTTAATGTTTTTAGTTCTTCCAATTAATCCAACAATAGCTTCATTTGTTTTTGGTACTTTACTGAGAAATTCCTTGGTAATATTCTTTTTCATGTTATCAAGTGCCGAGTTAAATGCCGATTTAAACAATTGTCCGAATAGAGGACCCACAAGATCAATACGTTTGTTACCAAGGTCATCTCTGTCGTCACTCGGAATGTGTCCAAGTTTGCCAAGTAAAACCTTTCTGACGATGTATCCTAAGAATTTAGCCTTGCGAATCTTCACTCCAACTGTGTCATCTTTGACATGAGGGAAGAAATACTTATCAATAAGTCCAATAATGTATTTTTGTTTTTGTTTATCTGAATCAAATTTCTGATGAGTTGGTAAGTAATTTTCTGCTAAGAACAATAAAGCCTCAGCCCGACTTCTATATTTGATAGTTCGACCAGTTTTAGCTTCTTTGCGTTCCCAAATTAAACTTGGACGAAGCAATTCAATCATATCTGAATCGTCCATATTCCAAGCCGAATATTCTGCAATTTCTCTGTCAGTTTCAATACCAAGCGCACGAAACATAATAGTCAACGGAATATCTTTAGCTGCAAATCCCGGATTAATAGTTACAAAAATTTCATCATTTTGACGTTTATACTTTACTTTAACATTAGCAAGACGCGAAATTGTATCATCTCTAACCGATTTCACTTCTGCTACAACACTATAATCTGCATCAGGAGATTCGTTCTTAAACATAAACACGTGATTTTCAACACGCTTTTCTTGTGGAACAACAAATTTCTCAGTGCCTTTAACAATAAAATAACCTCCGTAGTCATAAGGATCTTCGCGTACTGTTTGCAGTCCTTCACGACTAAGACCATGAAGATTACAAAGATGCGATTTCAGCATTACTGGTAAATAACCCATTTTTTCAGTAATTTCTGGATGGCGTAGTTGTTTCAAATTGTTACCATCTTTGTCTAACAGACTTACTTCATAATCAAGTTTAATCGATAGTGGTGATTGATATGTAAAATGTCTTGATCTTGCCATACTTGGATATAATTCTGTAATTTTACCATTTACTTCTTCAACATGAGGCTTTACTAATTCTACTCCCTTGAAATTAATTTTAACACGAAAGAACTTGATCATTCTTGTTTCATCAGTAAATGTGTCACCAAGACGTTCAACGAGGAAACTAAATGGTGTATACTGCTTAATAATTCTGTCTAAATCTTCATTAATAAATGCATTATAGCTTTCAATTTGGTGAACTACTAATTTGTTTTCTTGTTCAAAGTAGGCATCACAAACGGGAATATAATCCCTGTCGCCTAATTCAGTAGTTCCACCAATTGTTTTCACCTTTTTTGGAGGCATAGCGTTGTTTTATATATGTTATTATAACTTTAAATAGTTTTAAATAAAAAATAGGTATCAATTTTTGTAAAAAATAAGTGTCAATTAATATAAATGAGTAAAAAGGTTTGGTTAATTATAGGATCTGTTGTTGTACTGTTGTTAATAATAACAACTGTAATATTGATGAGTAATTCAGCTTCTTCGCCAAGTAATACACAACAACCAGGTTCAGAACCACAATTTGTGGAAGGTAATAATAATTGTGGAAAAATAATGGGAATTCTTAAGCCCAGTCATATTTCTTCTTTTCAACTTCCCAAAACTAATGATCAAAGATTATTCACAATGTCATGTAAATTGAAAGTAAATAAAACTAAATTAGCAAGCGAGGGTCCACAAGCAAATATCCATGTTCTCGAAGGACCTTCACCCAAGATTACAATTGCACCAATGACATTCGGTACAATAGGATTAAATATAAATGGAAATATGGAAATTGGTATTCCTAACGATGAATGGTTCCATCTTGTTTATGTACAAAAAGCTAGTTCTGTCTTGGTTTATATAAATGGTCAATTAGAAGAAAAGCAAAAAAATAATTCAGTGAATATAAATGAAATTAGTATAAGCGGGGATACGGAATGGCATAAGATAAAGGATATAACATTATGTACTAGAGCACTTAATTTGTACGAAGTCCAGAATCTTAGTTAAGTTCAGCTTGTTTAAACCAACTAAAATTACCAGTACTGGTATCGATAACTAAACATTCATATTTTCCACGTTTTTCTCGCCACTCAGAGAATTGTTCAAATGACAATTTAACATGATAATTATCAAATAGTGATTTGTTAACTCTTTTATCGAAATACGGGAAAATGATCATATAATTTTCATTAGTGTAATCCATTTCTTGAGATACTTTAATTTCTTTTGGACTAAATAATCTTAGACCATGTTCAAGGTACGTTTTACCGGATCCTCCTGGACCTGTGATAAATACAGTTTTACCACTAACTAATTGTGGATCGAATTTTGGAATAGCAACAGCAGTCATTTTATTATTTAATTTGTTTTATCTTTAAATCCCGAAACGCATTTGTCTTACAACTTCTTCATTAAATTCCCAGAATTTTTGTACATGAATTGCACAAGTTTCTGAGCTTTTTGTTGCGTCAACACAATCTTCTATTTTTCCAGAAAGTTCAAAATATCTTTTAGCCGTATTTGAATGAAATACAAATTTAGGATTGTTTTCCTTTTTTTGCCAGAACCAGAGACTATTAGCCCATTGATTAGCAAAGTCGCGATGAAGGCGTCCTAAATCTGCAGAATATTGCTCTTCCCACAAATAAGGTCTCATACTAATAAATAATAATGTATTGTATCTTTAAATATTATTAATCCAATTCATAATTTTATCCTTTCGTTCTTGTGAGACTATTCTATCTTTGTAAGGACCATCTTCATTAAGGTTTGCACATCTAATTGATATTCCATGTTCAATGATATTGTACCACTCGAGTAAAGACATTAAGATATAATCATATCCTGGCTTAATCTTCAGAAAATCATAGACAAATGACCACAATTGAATATACTTTCCGTTCATTTCTATGTATTCGCTACGATCAATACTCAAGAAATCAACACACCATTCAATTAATTCTTTTAATTCATCTGGAATCTTATCATAATCTTCAATTAAACAATATGCTGTTTCTTGATCATATTCATCCTTTATGTATCTACTTGCTAAAATAGTATCAATAATAATTTTATCAATTCCTGTATCTGTTTCTTTCATTTCCGTTAAATCTCTTAATATAAGATACACTGAATCGTCACAACATCCACAAACTTCTTTAGCATCTT